CGCTATCGATAAGACCCTTGACTACATCGCCCATAGGAGTCTTAGTGATTTTTGCTTTACCGACGACGTTAGATCCATCGGCCTTGAGTTCAGTGAACAGGTGAGAAACACGATCGAGGTTGATCGTTGGTCCCTGTGGGTGACCGAGTTCACCAAACGCGCGATTCTTTGCAACGTAGTTATCGTTGTAGCGATTCATCTCACGAATGAGAACGTTTGAAGGGTAGATTCGACCATTACGATTCTTAATATCACCTTGCATGATGATACCTTCGATGTAATAGTTCTTTTCTCCGCTTTCATTCGCTTCAGTGATGTACTGAACATCTTCAACGATTTCTTTAATGAGTAGTGCCATGTGTAGCTCCTTTTCTTTTATTTATAAGCTATGGCAACACACTTAACCGCTACGGTTGCAGCGACTGTATCTGTTGGTTCTTTAATGAAAACTTCATCCATACCAGCACCCATTGAATAGGTGCCAGTGTTGGCAGTAGTATTAGCAAAAGTCAAAACTGTTGCCGATGGTGCATAGACTCTGACCAACACCGCGTCTCCCACGGTGTTGGCAGTTGTTACGTTAATCTCTTGTCCCTTTACTTTGACAAAATCAACCATTTACATTCTCCGCAAACTTGAGAATCTCGTCGAAGTCTTTCTTGCTCGCATGGAGTTTTTGTTCCATCTTGACGCGATTCATTGGGTTGAGTTGTTCGAGCACGTTGTTCAAGGTGTCTGCCATGGCACGGGTGATGTTCACTGATGAACCGTCATGAAGCTTCATCGCACCGACCTTGACTGCTTCGTCGATCATCTCGACTTCTTCATACTTATAAGCATTAGCTTTATCTGCAAGTCGACCAGAAGCGCCTGTGACACCGATGATGCGTTTACCGAGTTTTGAAGCATGCTTCTTTGTTTCAGGAGACTGATTAGAAGATACTGCTGACATGGTGCGTGCTACAATATCTGGTGCAGCCTTCTTGATGTAAGAATGAAGAGTGTTTGGAGACAACTCATCGAGTTGTTCTGCTTCTTCGCGAACATAGACGTCTGCATGGCTTGCGTCACCAAGTTTGATGCGCTGATGAGAACCCGGGTAGCTCTTACCAGTGAACTTACTCTTGTACTTCGAAGCATTAGGATTGTCCTTACCAAGGCGACCCTGAAGGATCACTTTGTTCTTGGTGCCTTCCTTAGCGTTGTCAGCACGAACCTTTGCTTTCAGATCATTGATCTTTTCAGCGTGGTCTGGATGAACTTTGCCGTCCTTTAGAGGAACGGTCATGCGATACGCAGAAGAGACTCTCTTACCCGGAGCTTCTTCAAGATGTTCGACTTCTTCTCTAGCAAGCCATCTCTTACCGACGTCAGAATAGTTGCCATCGTGGAATTTGACACCTGCATGGCTGTGCAAAGGCCCATCCTTCACGACAGTACCAACTTCATTATAACGGTGATGCTTAGGGTCGGTGATTCTGACTCTAGCTCCATCAAATCTCTCTGAGTCGTCTTTTAGGCCTGGGCCTGGATGTTCTTTATCAGCCTTACGCGCGAGATCATTCAACTTTTTAGAGCGAACGTCACCAGTGTGATATGCTGGCTTACTGTCTGTCTTTTTGTCGATAAGATCAACTACTGCTCGGTGAGCTTTATGACCTTCTTCGTTGCCCTTTTCTTTGTGATGATCAGCTGCTCTTTCATGGCGAGATCTCAGCTCAGCAACCTGCCAATACTTCAGCCTTTCAACGTCAGACTCGTCGATCTGCTCGACTTCTTCGTTCATATGCTTTCTAAGTTCATCGACTTTGACGTCGTGATTCTTAGCAGCTGCTTCATGAGAGAATCCTTTTTTGACCATCACAGCAGCTTTCTTCAACGCTCTTTGGCGTGAAGCTTCAGCCTTTTTTACTGCTGCAGCATAGCTCTCATCGAGATCTTCTTTACGAAGAGCCTTGCCAATCGCCTTACGACGAGCGTGTAGGTATTTGTCTGACTTATCAGTGTCACCGTCGTTGTCGATGTCAGAGTCTTCCTTACCGACTTTGTCCATCGCTTCGTTCTTCATAATCGACTTTGCGATCTCATGACCCTTGACTATCGTCGACTTCTTCAGAGGAGGACGATCACCGGTTTTCTTCATAGCTGCAGCCATGCCGATCGCGTATGGATTAGCAACCTTTTCACCGAGCTCAGTGACAACCACTGCTTCCTCTTTCAGTGAAGAGACCTTCTTGCCTGCGAGGTAGTTGTGAAGAACTTTCTCGTGCTCTTTCTGCTTAGCACGAGGAGTACCAACAGTACGAGTCGACACAAGCGCTTCCTTGCTTCCGCGATCAGTGTCACGCTGATAGACGTGGTGATGAGTCGTCTCACCCGTGTCATTGTTCTTCACAGTGACTCTTACAGTGTGACCATATTCACCTGGCTCGTCGTGATGTGGAACACCAAGCTTTGCCATCTTAGCACGCTTTGCGACGACATGAGCAGGTCCGCCTTCACTCATGCCAGACATCTTTGGTCCTGTGGTGATTGTGTACTTGCCATGACCGACAGTGCCTTCTTCGAGCTCGACTTCTTCGCTCATCTTGTTCGCGGCCAAGGTCATACCCTTGCCACGCTTAATGAAACGCTTGTAGGAGTCAGCAGTCTTTTGTACCGACGCAGCGTTTGGACGAAGATTCTTCATACCCTTTTCGACTTCGGCTTTCGCTTTGAGGCGATCAGCACCTGCTTTCGCGTGATAGGACTGAAGTTTGTCGTCTGACAACTCGTCGATCTGTTCGACTTCTTCACCGATCTTGATCTCACCGGCACGACGCTGAACGACCTTAGCCTTGCTCTCGCCAGTCTTTGGGTCTACTGCACGAACGATGACCGCTTCCTTGTCAGCACGCTTGGTATGAACCGTTGCGGCTTCATAGACTGCTTCGTCTTCGCCTTTGTCGTGGTCTGCCTTACGCTTCGCCTTTGGCTTGTTCGAAGTGAACTGAGACTCAGTGTCGTATGGAGTCTTATACTTTACGACGACGTGCTTGTCCTTGAAGTTTTTCTCGTCACCGGACTTTGGCTCGTACACGGTCTCGAGTAGTGATTTGAAATTGATCATTGGATCACCTATTACTTTTCGGTTGCAGGAACTTTGCCGAAGCTGCTACCAGTCAACTTGTCAAGCGCTTTACCCTGCCCCCAGCGACGCTTATTCAGTGCTCTGCTGATAGCTTTGCGTTCTGCTTTGTTTTCTGGTGTGTTTGGCTTGTCATAAGAATCATCACGCTTCTTGTCGAGTTCTTCTTCTGACTTACGGGCCTTGATCATATATGTACCAAGCTTTGCGCCAGAGATCTCGTCGAGTTCTTCGACTTCCTCTTTCACGTCTTTCTCGTCATCTTCATTGTCTTCGTCAGAAGAGTCGTCGCCATTACTGTCGTCTTCATCTTCTTCGTCTTCATCTTTTGCTTCGTCGAGTTCAAACTCTTCACGAGCAAGGAAGCGCGAGTCGATTGCTGCGCCAACTTTTTCTTTCATCACAGACGAGAATGCAGATTCAAACGACGTAGCGTCTTTGTTGAATGCCGCTGCGATAAGATCTTTGATTGACATTGTTTCTCTCCTTAATTGGATGGTGTTTGTTGTGGATTTGAATCAATTTGCTGAGGTGGCTCTGCAGGTTCTTGTGGTTGCGGCTCTTCCTCTGCCTCTTTATCAATTTGTTTCTTAATCTCTTCGATCTCATCTTCCGTCATGTGAAGCACGTTTTTACGCACCCATTCTTTCGAGAAGTAGTCACCGGTATAGTTACTTATATCGGAGAGAAGACTCAGTCTATCACGAAGGATCTCTGCTTCTTTCAACTCTTCGAAGTGGTTATCATTCATGAAGTTATAACGAATGCGATCTTTGATCTGATCCCACTCTTCTGGCTTGATGATACCCTTTAGGATGAGTTGCTTCTCAAGAGCTTTGTCGAATAGAATCGCGAATCGAGCACGAAGCCGACGAATGAACTTTGAGAACTTGACTTCATCACGAGAGATCTCTGAGGAACGGCCAAGTGAGAAACCAGTCTCCGGCTCAAGACGAGAGATCGGAACGTTCAGTGACTTGTACAGCTTCTTCTGGAAGTAGTTGATGTCTTCCATCTCGCCAAGGTTTTGACCACCTGGGAGCGACGTGATCTCAGTGCCTCTGTTACCTTCACGACGTGGAAGCCAGAAGTCGTCGGTCACGGTCATGAACTTACGATCATCCCGCATCTCACCAGTCGAGGCGTCATAGACCAACTTGTTCTTGTAGTTGACCATCATCTCACGGAGATACTGTTCTGCTTTGATCTTAGGCAGGTTACCGACGTCGATGTAGAACACGCGACGTTCAGGTGCTCGAGAGATACGATAGATGACTGCGGCGTCTTCCATCATTCGAAGCTGGTTCAGCGGCTTGAAAGCCTTGTGAAGATGAGACAACACAACGGTGTTCTTCTCATTCAGCAGACCAGAGTTACAATGAATGATAGAGTCCTTTGCGATCTTCAGACCCTGAATAGAGTCATTAGCACCGAGGACGTTGTTGACGTTCTGCCCATCGTATCCACGCTCAGAATAGACGTAGTACTCGTTCTTGATCTTTTTGATCGCGAAGTTTGTGTTGTCGATTCTCTCACGCTCATACTCGCGTACCTTACGGATCTTGCGTGGGTCGATGTAACGAAGTTCCTGAATGCCCTTCTTGGGATTCTTTTCATCGATGATCACGTGATAGTTGACTCGTCCGTCAACATACCAACGCGAGAAGATGTCATAACCTTGGTTAGAAAAGTCGAGAAGTCGAAGGACGTTCTCAAACTCTTCACGAATCTTTTTCTTGATCGACTCTGGCATCTCGAGGTCGTCTGTAACACACTCGATAACACTTGAGT